AAAGTACGTGTATCAATTTCTATATATCCGTTGTATTTTACCCTATGGTCAAATCCACCATCAATACTACTTTCATACCAATGTTTAAATATTTCGTTATTAGTCGGACTTGCAGGAATAGTAAAACTTTGAGTAAAATCAGTCTTTGCTTTTGATACATCGGCAATGTCCTGAACAGATGAAGTAACGCTTATCTTTTCGTCTTCAAATAATTCAATTCTTTTCGCTATTCCATCTATGTAAATGTAAAGTGCTACCATTATATCACATCGTTTATTAGTCCAAAATTATATTCAAATTCAACCTCGTAGTTAATATTCTTATCTTTTAAATGCGTTTTAATATCAGCACTTTGTGATTTTACTATTGCTGGTTTATTGTCTAACAAAACAACCTGACTTAATAATAAATCTTGAATTAACTCGGAATAGTTTTCATCTACCCACCCTGTGTTACATTTTACTTTTTGCTTACCTTGAAAGTTGAATCTTTGTTTCTGCCCTTGTAATGGGTTGTAATCTATTGAAGATGGTAATAGGTTATAATCTTTTGAAGTTACATCTATACCTTGTTGATTCGCTTTAAAGAAAGTAAGGAACTGCCAACCACCAAAACGATTAATAAATTTACAAACTATCGGTGTGTAAATAGGTTCGCATAATTGTTCAGCGTAAAAGAAATCAGATTCTACATTTTCAGTAGCTTGTAAAATTGGAAACTTCCACATTCCACGTTCAGTCACATCAACATAACCATAAGAAGTATCATAGTTTTCAATTTCTAAAAAGAAGTTAACATAATTAGTATCAAAATCCTTAACGTAATTTTTAATATCTAAATTGAATAAAGGTAAAATGTCAGCAGTTGTGCCTTGATTATAACCATTTGAATAGTTAGTATATCCATTCAAACATACATAAGTTTCGTCATCTAATTCAACATCATCTGAATAACGTACTACTTTCATATAACACCACGTATCAAATTCTTCTTCTGCTGGTGCTGATACGTTTATACCTGGTGCAATAGGTTTAATAAATGCAACTGCAAAATTAGATACATTCCACGCTATATCCGTTTGCGTTGGACTTGGTACTGCTTTTGTTAAAGTATAGTTTGGAGTTGTAGGTTCTGTATCGCCTTTATTCCATAAAAAAACTTCAATCTTTGCAGAAGTTTGACCGACCTCGTTAACCTCGATAAAATACGGACTTCGAATAAATATTTTTTTCATTTCTTATTAATTGTATATTGTAAAAATTGTTCTACGTCTAATCCGTATGCTTCTACTAATTCATCAGGTAAATTATTAAAAGCTGCCTCAAATGGTTTTGTAAAAAATAAACTTGGTTTTATACCTTGTAATGCAATACTTTTAGCTATTGCAAATTTTATTCCTTGACGACTTAAAAACTTTCCTGATTTATTTCTTGGTGCTATTCCTTTTTTAATTACCCATTTATCTAAAACCTTTGTTGGTATCATTTTACTTTTAAACTTATATTCAGAATTAGGTGCTTTTTGAACGCCATTTTTTATGCCACTTGGATTTGAACCTTGAACACCTTTATCAATAAACTTTCCGTAATCTTCCATTAAAAAAGCTAAACGAAAACTATTAGCACCTACTTCAATTTCTTTATCTAAACTATTGTATAAATCTTTAGTACTATTTTTACCGCCTTTAGTTAAATTGCTCCTACTCTGCTGAATAATATATTTAGCAAATGCGTTTAAATATTCCTTTGTGTTTGTATTCGTTAACATATAGTCATATCATTACGAACTAATACATCGAATGTCAACGCCCAACCTGCTAAATCATTTTCAAAACGTTCTGTAAATGGTTCAAAATTTGGACTACCTGTCAACTCCCAAAAGTCATTTCTTAAATCACCACGATTTAACCTATCCATTACCCTAACTCCTAAAGCTAATTGTGTATTCCAAACATCAACTTTATTACTTTCGTCTTTTTGATTAAGTAAATCCATTAAAAGAATAGTAACATTAAATTGTATTACGTTTCCCTGATGCGTTGCCGAGTTAATCATAATATGCGACAAAGGGAAAAGAGTACGTTTAGCTAAATCTACTTCAAAAATATCACCCTCTGTAACTGTATTAACAAAAGGTTCATCAAATAACGCTTCTTTTATTTTATTTATTAAACTATACACCATTTCTTTTTATGTTTTTTATTTCTATTTCTGTTTTTTCTTTTTCAAAACTTAACCACATCATTAATTGTGTGATGGGAATTCTTGTAACGGCATCAAATTTGAGTACATCTCCCTGAGCTGCTGCGTACAAAGATTGATACCAACCCCATTTTTTTCCAAAATGTTCTTCGCTTGTTCCGATTGTTCCGCTTCGTTCTGTATAAAGTCCGCTAAACCGCTCACGCAATCGTTGAGCAAAGTCCAAAAAAAAAGCATCGAACCAAGTGCAACATCTAAAGGCATATACTTTAAAACCTCTGCCATATCTTGCGAATCTTTGTTGTATTCTTCAATAGTATACAAAGACTTTGTTTTGTTTTTTATCGGTCTATAAAGCACCGCCATAGCTTTATGTAATGTTTGCGTATCGCTTAAATAACTTTCCAAATCAATATACTCACCAGAAGTAATATCTTCTAATTTCGGTATGAATCCAAACTCATAAACTCCTAACTTAAACGTATTAGTTAGTTTAGGTTTTTGTTTTAATAAATTATTTAAGTGCGTTAATATTTCGCTTACTTCTGCTATTCTAATTCTTGCAACGTCTTTTAATTCTATGTTACAAAATATTTCAATTGTCTTTTGATTAACGAAATCACTCGGTTCATTATTTGAAATTAACTTCTCAAATCTTTGATATTGATAAAGAGTAATTTCGTTTAGTGTTTCAGGTATCGTAATATTAATTTTCATATTCTTTTATTTAAAAACAAGGTTTTAGGTTTTTTGTATAAAGTAAAAAGCAATCCGTTAAGATTGCTTAATTTTAATTATTTCTACATTATCAAATCTTATATTTTCATATTCTTTATTTATATCTAATTCTAAAAAAACAAGATACCTGTTATATATTTTTTCTGAAACTATTATAGATTGATTGCTGCCTATCATTTTAGATAGTTCGTTTATTATTGTATAATCTTTCATAATTTTTATATTTGATTTGTTGCTGTTTGATATGCTTGAATTAATTTTTTAATTTCGCCCACGTTTCTCGGTAAGTTTATTTTAATTTGTCTACCTGTTTTTTTTAGTAGGTACATTTCAACTACTGCAATCATTTGTCCGTATGTAGGTTGATTAGTAGACATAGTAATTACCTTTGTTTGGTGTTCCTATTGATTCCATTTCGTGATACCTAAAAGCGTCTATTGCGTGGTTAAAATTATCAATAGGTTTATTTAATTTAGCACCCGTTTTTTTATCTTTATCCCAAGAGTATTTTCTTAACTCGTTAATTAAATTAGTACTTGACTTTGTAATTAAATACTCTTGTTCCTGCATAACTTGAATACCGAAATTAATACTATCTGTTCCTTTACGGACTGCTCTTGCATTAATTCCAAATGCTTTTAATTCCGCTATTGATTTTGGTTCTGCACTATCACAATAACAATCTTCTTGCGTTTTAATAAACTTTGCTATCTGACTATTTGATAATTCTTTTTGGTAACATATTTCGTTTATGATTCTTTTATCATTCCATTTGTAAACTTCAACTATTGCGGTTGGATCATTTGAATATCCAAAGTCAATACCATAACCTAAAAGTCTTGCATCATTTGGTAATACATCAATAGTTTGCCAATTGTTAAAAATAACTCCCTCAAGTGTACCTATCTGCCCAAGTCCGTAAACATTGTACCAATTATCCCAATATGCAGAAGTCTTTGCTTTCTCTTTTGCTTTTAAAATGAAATTTAGAGCAGATTCAGGACAAGCTTCGTTATCTAAATAATTAACAATTATAAAATCAACATCGTTATCATCTTTTAAATCGGTGTGAAACCAAAACTCGTTGACAGGATTCCAATCCAAATAAACACCTTTTTTTGTTCTTGATGCCAATTCTGTATAAGCGTGAAATGTCATATTATTAGCCTCATTCATATACAAATAGTCACGTCTTGCACCTCTTAATTTGCTATCATTATCAGCACTGAAAAATTCTATTTGTGAACCATTTGCGAAAGTGTATTTAAAATCGGTTGCATTCCATCGGCTATCAACAAAACGCCCTGTTTCAATCATTATTTTTTTAAAATCCTTCATTGCACCACGTTTAAGATGTGGTATAGATTCAGCTACTACTGATATTTCAGTAAGTTTTGTTTTCGTAGCTATATCAATTAAAATAGGAAGCACCGCAAAAGTTTTACCTGCTGAAGTGCCTCCTTGTATTCCTTTGACAAATTTTGTCAAATTTAATATCTTATTTATTACCGTTGTTCGTATAAACATATTCTTTATAAGAAAATCTAATATTATGAAAATTTGGTAATCCAATAATATTTACCCCTATTTGAAAGTAAATATTTACATAAAATTTAACTAATTGTTTTTTTAAAAATTTACTCATTACTTATCAGGAAATAGTGGTTGCTCTGTTACAATTGTATTTTCTTGTCTTTCTACTAAATTATTTAATCGTTGTGTAATAGATGGATTGTAGATTCCAGCCATACCTCCCTCGATTTGGTCTGTTCTAACTGCCTTACGTATACGTGAACAGATAGTTTGATAATCTGTATATCTTTTTTCAGTATTAGCAAAATATTGGCTTAAATCACTTATAATTTCGTTATCAAAACACCAACATTCAAAACCATCTATTGTTAATGGTCTTTCTTTAGTTCTATAAACCATTTCTGCATCTTTGCCTACATAGTCCTGAACTTTAATAGGATTTTCTTTAACCCATTTTTTATAGGTTTCAAAATACTCCCACATCTTTTCAGGTGTTTCTATATTTTTTGTTCCTTTAGGTCGTGCCATTTTCTCTCATTTCTTTAGTGCTATATTCTAATTTTAACACAATTCTATCAAAATTTAAATCAGTGAAGTTAACTTGCGTTTCGCTTAAATCTTCGTTATCCATTTTACCTGACTTAATATAAGTTATAAAATCTTCTAATACTTTAATAGAGTTTTCTTTAAACCTATTTTTATCAATATTATTGTTCATTTGTCTGAACTTCGTAAACACGTTCAATTTCTCTAATCATATCACGCCAACAAGAACCGCAAGAAGTTGTCTTAAAATCAATGCTAAACACTTCCTTATAAATAATCTTTAAACGTTCCTGTACTTTAATTGTAAGTTGTTCAGGTTTGTTTGGTAAGAAGTCAGTTAACCAAGTAATGTTATCTTCTGAAATGCAGTTCGGTTGTCTATAACTCCAAAGTTTGTTAAGTGCTTCTTTACGTTCATTACATCCGCAGTCGATTCCTGTTACTTCTGAAATTTTATCTACAACTGCTTTAATTCCTGTTGCAGTTGTGATTTGTTCTATTGTGTCGCCTAATCCTTTAGCTTTTCTACCTCTTGCCATATATCTTTTATTTTAAATTGTTATAATCTTCTTGGAATAATTCTCTTAATTTTTTCTTATGTGCTTTTAGTGAATGAAATATACTCACAAAACTTATGCCAGTTTCTTTTGCTAATTTACGCATTGATATATCATTATCCCGATAAATTGTAAATAGCTTTTTGTCGTACATGTCCCAGCTGTTTACTTCCGCTTCGCATTTGGTTCTGAACTTATACCATTCAATCTCGTAATCTTCATCAAAGTCATCTTCTATTGGCGTGTCTATTAATTCTTCCGTCCCAAACTTATTGTAAAATTGGGACAAATATACAGACCGAATAACAATAAATAAATAACCTTTGTTTAGTTTACCATTTGTAAAGCATTTTTCTTCGCTTGAATATTGATGTAATTTTAAATAAGTTTCTGAAACTATATCTTCGTAGTAAGAGCCATCAAATATCTTTGCATATTCGAGAAGCTGATTATGATGTTGATATAATTTTTCTAACATTTTATTTTAAATAAATCAGGAATAGCCAAACCTGAATTAACAATCTTAAATATAAGCCATTGTAAGAACGTTGCTATTTTTTACAAATGTATACAAAAAATAAATACAAATTACAAATTTATTTTTTCAAAACTAAAAAAATTATCAACATAATCAATTTCAATATTAAAACCCTCTTGCAAATGTGATTTGTCGGTGTAACGATATTCTAAAACCCAATGCCAATGCTCTGACTTATCAATCCTTTTTGATGGTTTGCGAGTTTCTTTTACTACTCCGACAAGTCTAAATGGTCTTTGACTTGGTGCAGTTTGATTTCTTAAATCTGTGTATATCTTTGAACCTTTAACAATGTAAAATAATTTCATTGTAATTCTTTTATCTTTTGTTTATAGATTGCAATAAGTTCTTTTACCTCATCTACGCTTAATTTAAGCGGTTTGTGTCGCATTTCTAATAGTTCGCTATATTCTATATCACTTATAACATTTTGAAGCCTTAAATCGTATTCTTTTACGTTTCCGTGTTTATGTAGGTTACATTCTACGCATTGGCCGTGTACGTTGTTTTCATTAAATCGTAAGTTAGGATATGCTCCAACAGAAAAGAAATGCCCAGCGTGAAAAGTTTTACCTAATTGTTTACCACATGAAATGCAAGGTTTAAGTTTGTCCCTTTGTCTTATATAAGTATTAAAAACTTTCTGCAAAATATTTAAGTAATCAGACTTTGACATTAATTTTATTTTGATTTCTTTTTTTTCTTGCTTCCAATTTTTAGCGTTTTGCTTTTTCATATACTCAACTGCACAAGATGGACTGCAAACTATTTGAGTGCTGTTTTTAGGTGTAAAATTATCTTTGCACACTAAACATTTCCTTTCGTATATTTTAAGCATTTCTTTTTTCTGATTTTAAAAATGATATATTTGTACGAATTGCATCGGAGCATCTATAACCTGAATCCATTATCCTACGCAATAAATATAATTCAGGCACTTCTACTTCTGCAAAGTTAACCGCCCTTGCGACTGTCATCTTTTTATCAGTTGTAAGTTCATAAATTCTATTTTCGTATTTCTTTTTAAATATAGCACGTTCACTTTCTAAATAGAATAAAGTTGTGTTTATCTTTTGCAATAAAAAGTTAAGACTTTCGCCATCGTTTAGACTTACATCGTCATACGCTTGTATGTAGCTTGTAAGGTTTTCAAGTGTTTTTTCAAAGTTTGTCATAATTATTTTTTTATAAATGAAAATATATGTTCTATTATTGGTAAAGTCCAACCATCGCCTAATAATGAACCTGCTTTTTTAGTTGAAAGTATGTCGCAATAATTATCAGGAAATCCTTGAAGTCTGCACATTTCAATTTTATTTACAGTTCTTACTAATTCATTTTCTTTTATTAAAGTAATCATACCCGTAGTTTCATTTCTATGTATTAAATATCTTTGAGTATTTGATTGACATTGGTTTGTTTTTAATGAAACGTGTTTTAAAGAACTTACTTCACCACTTGTAATTATATCTTTTAAAAGTATTCCTCTGTCTTTTGGTTGTGGTATATCAGTAATAATATCACAAAACATACCATCTTGTTTTGTTCTTATATTACTCCAATAGTATCTATCCCTTAATTGAGCAGTAACTAAACTGCTATTTATTTGTACTGGATAAACTCCTATTGATCGGCTAATTATACCTACATCCAATTTAGAAGCACTACCTACGTTTTCTTGCAGAAATAATACATTAGGATTTAAAGATTTTATATGTTCTAATATTTCAACAAACGTAAAAAACAAACTTGATTTACTTCCATTTATTCCTGCACGTTTTCCAGCAGCAGATAAATCTTGACATGGAGAACCACTTAAAACTAAATCAATACTTTTCCAATCAATATTCCATTCACGCCACTTGGTAACATCTCCTACTTGGATAGTGTCAGGGAAATGATGTTGTGTTAATTCAATCGCATAAGGTTTTATTTCGCTTGAATAGTATTTATTTACTTTTATACCTACATTTTCAAGAGCTTGGCGACCTGTGTTCATTCCGTTAAATAGTGATAGTACATTCATAATTAAAAGTTATTTATTAAGAAAGGTAAAGCATTTTTATTAATATCAAAACTAAAATCTTCAAATTTGTAACCACGTGAATAAGGATTCGTAACTAAAATACTGCCATCTTTATCAATAGTTAAATCAATAACGCTTTCTGCTTTCTTTAAAACGTAAGTTCCTAAATGTCCTAAAGGTTTATTTGTTTGCGGTGATTTGTGTATAACTGCTATAATGTGAATGTTATACTCGTAAGTCCATTTCATTAAATAATCACTCGCTTCTTTTGACATAACAATATCATTTGTATTTTCTACTAAATCAGCAATTCCATCTATTGCAATTAATTTAACAGGGTGTTTATACTTTTGTTGATTCTTTAAGCAATGGTCTATTAAAAGCAATCGTTCATTACTACTTAAATGCCTTGTAGCATAACCTTTGTAGTTTTCGTAATTACCACCTACCATTTCAATAACACGTCTAAAAGTTCTTTGAGTGTAGTATTTACCTTGTTCAGTATCAAAATCCAAAATAGTATAATCTTTATCTCTATGACTTTTAATATTTGGGAATAACTCGTTTGAATTTCCACCTATGTAAGAACCTAAAAAAGCAGATTTTAAAAATGTCTTTTTTGATTTTGATGCAGCAACTATTGCAGAAAACTCTCCAGCAGTCATTACAGGAGTTGGATACATTGCACCTTTGTATTCGTGTGAACCGATTGAGATAAGAGTTTCAGGGTGTATCAATTCTAAAGACAAATCAATATAACAATCCTTTTCTAATTTATTAAAATCAAACTCAACTTCGTTTGATAGGTTTTCTAATTGGTTAAAGTCTAAATTCATATTAAGAATAGTTTTCAATTTCTTTTAATAAGTCATTTGCCGAATTGTAAAATGATTTTTCTACTTGTTCTTTACTCCAAGCATTATCCATTTTTTTAAATACTTCTTTTGCATCAGTTTCATTTTGCAAAGTTATTAAATTTAAATCATAAGTTAATAATTCTATTTGTCTATCTAAAGGAATATTTAACTGAAACTTAAGTTCTTTAATTGCAAATTTAATGTCTTTGTAATGGTGTACATTCTGCCTTAAAAAAACGCATAGCAATTTAGCGTAAATTAAATTATCTTTTGTTAAATTCTTTGATGATTCGTTTATAAATTCATCAAGTGATTTAAGTGCTTCAATATCCTCTTTGTAAATACGTTCTTTGTTACGTTTAAAAGCGTTAAATATCTTTGTTACGTATCGTTTCTGTTCCCAACTCATATGCCTAAATTTCTTTTGTTTTTACTTTCTAAATATTGTCTAATCCAAAAGCAAACTACTTGCGTACTTAATTTATAAGTTATTCCATATTCACCTAAAGCACCTTTTCTAATTGCTTTCTGCATATCCTGAACACTAATTCTACTAAATTCTGATTCAATATCTGAAATCATATTGCTTAAATCAAATGGAGTTGTGTTTGTACGTTCTAACGCTAATATTAAAGATTGTTTAATGTTAGAGTTTGGAGTTGTTAAGTCTGAATTGTCTTGTGATGTCGTTAAGTTCATTTTGTGATGGTATTAAGTTAGTATTTGTTATTTGTATTTCGTCGTTATAACGCTCTTGGTTTAAATAAGTAATAGCGTGTGGATGGTTATAATCTTTAAATGGTTTGTTGTTTATAAAAAAAGGCAAATGAAGTTCAATTTTTTGTTTTTGATGTTTAGTTAGCTTGTTAAATTTTTCTTCTGCTTTTTTCTTATTTGTTTTGTTTGGGTATAAACTCCAAAAGTCATCAAAAGAAAATTCAATAATTTCAGCATCTTGAATTTCTATAGTTGTATTATGTATATTGTTATTTGTATATTGTTTATTTATACTATCAATGCTTTGTATAGTGCTTTTACTTTGCTTTGTTGCGTGCTTTATACTTGCTTTGTCAAGTGCTTTATCAAGTGCTTTATCAAAATTTGATATAGCAATTATATTACTACTATATTGATTTTTTGATTTCTCAATCAATTCTATTAAACCAAATTCTACTAATTCATTTAAAGTTTGAATGTAAGTATTGTAACTTCTTATTCCAATTGCTTCTTTACTCATTTCTGTAGGTAGTCCAAATTTCTTTTTCCAACCTAATCTATTACAATGCTCTACTATAAATAAATATAATGCACAATGATTAGGTTTAATTTTTTCAGGATTCTCAAAAGCGAAATCCCAAAAAGCTCGAGTTAATTTAAAATAATCCATAATAATATAAAAAGAGAAAACCCAACAGATGCACTACTATCTATTGGGTTTCTCGGTTACGTTAAAATTTTAACGTTAAACTTTTCCTGTCGGTAGTGCTTCGACTTATGCAAATATACAAAAAAAACAATACAAAAAAGAAAACCGCTAATTTATTTTAGCGGTTTTTTTAACATTAAAAAGGTAAATCCGAAGCATCTACAATGTCAGCTTCTACAACAGGTATTTCTAAAGGAGTTGATTCCTTAAGATTACCAAAGTAAAATTTATCTTCCTTTGTAGCACCTTTAAAATTGCTTTGAAAAGATGCACAGTTGCCGTATTTGTCAACCTCATCATTAACGTAAACTCTTACGTTTAAATAGATTTTACCATTTTCGTTTTTGGTAAATGCTTTGTTACCTGATTTCGCTTGTTCTAATAGTTTAGAAAAGTCAATTGAGCCATAAAAACTTTGTGCCATAATAAATAAAATTAAAGATTAATAAATTCTTGTTGTTGTTGTGTTGTAATTGTGTATTTAGATTTAATTTGTTCCAACGAAAAGCCACCTTGTTTTGCCTTTAGTAAAATTTCAGTTGTTGCATTTGGTTTGTTTTGAACTGCTTTTTGTCCGTCGTCGTCATCTGCACCCACGCAAACAAAAGATTGCAATGCGTAACGTCTTGCGTAGCTTATTCCACTACCTTGTGCCTGTGCGTCGTTTTGTTTATTGTAGATGATTTCAGTAAGCGAGTCCATTAACTCGCCTGATTCGTGTAGTAAAATAGTTTTTACAAAGTTTTTACCATCAACATGTACAATTGGTTGCAGTACACTAATTCCGTTTTCGTTTAACGTAGGTATAACTGCCTCACGGATTGCGTTTAAATCAGCGTATTTTGATTTAAAGAATGGATTTGTAGCACCTTTTTTAGGGTTGCTCATTTCAGATTGTGCTTTTAATAAAGCGGTTGCAATTTGTTTCATAAAGATAAGATATTTAATTGATTAAGATTTTCAAAGATAAGAATTAAAAGCTAATTGACAAAGAACTTTTGCGTATATTTTCGCTTACTTTAGGAACTTCAACTCCTTCTGAATCGTAAATCGTTTCATTTGATTTTTGTGCCACTTTTAAAAGCATTTCTCTATCTGTTAATGCTTGTTTAAGTTGTTGCCATTTCTCATCTTCTGAATAGTTAGGTGTACTTCCGCCATTGCGATAAGTTCCTTTGATGCCGAATGCTTCGAAGTTTTCCGCTGGTAAACTATTTTTAAGTTCATCAGTTACAATTGATAAAACCTCGTTTACTCTAACCGCCTGTGCGAATAGTTCCATTTTATCCATTTCACCACTATCTAATAAGTCAGTAGTGAATTTCTTTGCAGAAAGTTGTAATTCTTTTTTGCTTGGTAAGAAGTTGTTAGTGTTAACTTCTTGTTCTTGCATTAGCATTAATAAATTTTTAGATTTTCCCATAATTTTAAAGTTTTAAATTTTGTCAAAGATATAAAATATTTTTTTATTAATTCAATTTATTTTTTTTATTATTAATTATTTTATGGTATACTTTATTAACCGATTCCTTATTCGTTCCCATTTTGTAGTAGTAATCTAAAACTCTTTTAATTCTTTGTAGTGGTGTTTGTTTCATAATTATAATTTTATACCGCACATTTCTAAACAATTTTCACACTTGCCTAAAAAAGCTTTTTTGTTAAACTTACTTACTAATGCTTTTGATTTCATAAATGCCATTTTTTTTACTTTAATAATTTCATTAACTACAAATTCGTTTTTACTTGATGGTCTAAATACAGTATCAATAATATTTTCATTTTTTAATAATTCATTTTGAATTAAAGACATTTTATATCCAATTTTATTATCAGTATTAAAATCAGCAGTAATAACTCTTAAAACTGATTTACAATAAGGTTTTAAACGATTATATTCTTTTAATGAATTATCTATTAACTTTTTATTATCTAAAGCAGAAATAGAAGTATTAATACAAATATTATATTTTGATATTTCTTTTAGTTGTAAATCTGTTAATGATTTCCAATGTCTTGTAATAATTACAATTTGTTTTTTTGAACTAATATCAAATAATGATAATTGACTATTTTCTTTTATTTGTTTTATAATATTTATTGTATGTTCCCAATTTTCAGATGGGTCACCAGTACAACCTATTCTTATAAAATCCATATCGATTTTTTCAATTTGTCTTACTATTTGTAATCTATGTGATTCATTTAAAAAATGTCTTTCAATTGATTTGCTAAAATCTATACCATATCTTTTAGCTGTTTTTAAAGCATAGCAATCATTATAACAACCTTTTGGATTTTCTAAAAAACCACTTTCACAACCTTTTATAGTATCTAAATCCCAAATGCCCCTCTCATTTTTAGAGAGGGATATTATATTTTTATAAGTTTTCATTACAAACGCCCTACATTTGGATAAAGGTCTTTTATTTTTGAAGTATCACCTTTATAAAAAACATAAATACGTTGTTCGCATTTTGGATATTTACGACTATTTAATGTTTTCTTTGCGGTTGCACGTCTTGTAAATTCAGATTCTAAATAAATTATTTTATTATAAATATGCAAACCTTGTTCTTTGAAAAATAATTCATGTTCAGCATCGCTACCATAATAACCACCATCTTTATTTCTACTATCTCCTGTCATAACTACAAAAAAAGTATTATCATTCATTACTGAAATAGCATTTTTATAACCCTCAAAAAGCATATCTCTAAATTGTTCATATGTGGATAATGAATTTAGTTCCCCTTTTGGTGCTTTTCCATCATAGTCTAAATATGTTTCAACTTTATAATATGGAGGACAAGAAAAAACTAAATCATATTTTTGTTTAGGTGTGAATTTTGAAGTATCAGATTTTAACCACTTTACATTTGGAAAATCTTGACATAAAGCATTATTTGCATCACATTGATTTTGTCTAATTTCAGAAGATAAATATTCATAACCACAACCACCAGCAACAAACCCCATTTGTACACCACCCCCAAAAGGATTATAAACTCTAACTCCATTTTTAGGCATAAACATACGCACAATAATTTCACACGCAGTAGGATCTAAAACAGATGCATTTCCGTTTAAATCTTTTGTTTTATCTGTTAATATTTCACCATCAACTACTTTCTGTTTTGATAATACAACATTTGACATACCAGCTTTACCTTGCCAACAACCCTCACGACTTGCAAATTTAGGATTTGGAATATTGTATTTTTTTCCAGCATCTTCTAACATTTCATTCCACGCTCTTTTTACCTTTAACCACTCACCACTTGTAGAATTCCATAAATTAGTCATAGCCATATGACAAAGTCTTTTAACTCTTACTTGTTCTTCTTTTCCATAATAAATATAAGTAAAATCATTTTTAGCTAAATTAACTTTAAAACCAAGTGCTAAAAAAACTTTTGGATTTTCTAACTTATGTTTATTTGAAACTGTCATAACCATATGATAACCATATGTATTTTGGTCAATAATTTTTTGTACCATCATTGAATAAATTTCTTTATCTTCTTTGCCTGGATACATTGCTGACTGCAAAAGACAAAACTCACCAACTATATGATTAACTTCATATGTAAAAAAACCACTAAACTCATCATCTATTTTTAATATAATAGCTGAATGTTTTTGCATATTTGCTCTTGCTGCTCTATAAGCAATTTTATCAATTAAAGCTAATTCAGCTACTTTAGATTCATAACCTGAACCAATAACGCTATCAACTTGTATTAATTCAATTTTAGGTTCGAACATTTTTATTTGTTTTTTCATAATTTAAAGTTTATTTATTTTTTCAATTTCTAATTTTTTCCAAGTTCCATTTTTTAATCTACTGTCTAAAGTAGGTCTGCTGATTCCTAATTTTTCAGCGAGTTCTTTTTTTTCGTACTTCAAAAGAAGTAATCTAATTTTTTCGTTCATGTGTAAAATTTTTTACGTTATTAAGGTTAAAAATAGCGGACACTATATCCGCTTTGTTGAGTACAAATATATAAATTTATTTTAATAAATACCTAATTTTTTTATTTTTTATTTCATCAGGTGTATTATTTGCTACTTCTTTAGCTTTAGAAGTATTTTCTTTTTGCATTTCGTAAGCATTCGGACATCTTTTGCCAACTGCTACTATACTTTTACGCTTGGATAATTTGCTCATATGTTTTAAAATCTTCGTTAGTCCATGTGATGTAAACCTTGTCGTTTAAATATGTATTAATTTTTCTTAAATTCTTTGCCACTTCTAAAATGTGCGGTCTTTTAATTTTTGATTTTATTTCATCTGTTTTATTTTTTCTAATCGTTACAAGATTAGGCTTTGATAATGTTTTTACCTTGATTCTTAAAGCATCGAAATCGTTTTTTTCTTTAACTTTTAAAAATAAAAACTCATTGGATTTTTTAAGTAATAACTTATCCTTTTTTTGATAACATTCTAAAATCATTTTAAAATATACATCATTCTTATAATTGTTGTAAGTTCTTAAAATATAGAAAACAGTTGTCCTATCTTTTTTAAGATTTTCAGCTATTTCTATAATACTCATATTTTCAATATTTTCTTTCGTATAGATGGCTCTTAAATAAATAAATAATTTATCACGTTTATTTGTTGTTATGTCTATTCCGTAAAATTCTTTTATTTCGTGTGGTGTCATTTTTATTTTTCTTTTATTAGGTAATACCATAGCCAAATTATTTTTGACCTTAAAATTTCGTAAGCAATCCATATTAAAATGTACTTCATAATCCTTTTTGTTTTTTATAGATTTCTAAATGTTCTTCTATACTTGCATTTGGATATAAATGATATTCATTGTTATTAGCCATTTTGTAAAACCTAGCAAACTCAATAGCGTAATCATCAGCTATTTTTTCTATGATTTCAGCAGTAGGTGTGTAAACTCTTGAATAATCAGTTAGCTTGTTGCTATGTGCTTTTTGTATTTTATCTATTAGTTTCATAATTAAATAATTTTATCAAAAAAAACTACTCCTTTTTTTCTCGCTATTTCGATGTTATCAATAAACTTTTTAATGAACTCGCTTAAAAGAATCGCATCTGCTTCGTTTAATTCTGCTATTTGAGTAATCATTCTTTGTTTCATATTTAAACTATTAAGAGCAAATTCTGCATCATTTCTGTATACCTCATTATAATGCTTAATTGTTTTTACTTCTAATGCGTTGTGAAACATATTTCCATATTTCTTTTCAAGTCCTGTTAAATTATAATTATCAAATATATCTAAAAATAATTGTGCAGTTAATAATAGTTCTAATGCGTTGTGTGTTTCCTTATTTCGTTCCATTTTAGTTAATTGTATTGCTTCGTCTAAATGTATCATAGTTTTTCTATTTCTGTTTTTACTTCTTGCCAATAATTAATTGTTGAATAAACATCTGTATTAAATGGATTTGAATGTGGATTACTTGTAATAATATAATCAACTGCTATTAATGCACATTTTTTACCTTCAACAACTCTACCATCATAAATTTGTAAATATTTATTTACTAACTCTTTTGCTTTTTCTTTTGCTTCCATTATTCGTATGATTTAATAAATTGGTCTAATGCGTTTTTTTCGTTTGGTGTTAACTCGCTTAATATTTTTCCGTTAACTGTCCATTTTCCGTTAATTACTTCGATTGTTAGTTTCATATTTCTTTAATTTCTCTAATTTTTACTAATCTAAATGCTTCTCTGAATGCTTTGTAACATTCATCAAAATTGGAAGCTACTATTTCAACTTCTCTGTCGATGCATTCGTCACCTGTTTCTTTCCAAAAATAAACTCTAAATTTTTTCATAATTAATTGTTGTTAAAAAGTTCGTCTAAAATTGTAATAAAATCTTTGTCATAATTGGTTAAATCTTGAACTAAATGATGTGCATCAGACACGTTTAAATTAGTCCAACCATAAGTATTTTTTAGGTTTGTAATAATACTACCATATAACGTTGGATATGTTATTTGGTTGCTTAATAATTTAAATTGATTTCTTTCTGATAATCTGTCCCAAAGTGTTTTCATTATTTTTTAGTTTTAAAGATTAATATTCCACATATAAGTAATGCACCTGACATTACTAAAAAATTATCGCTACTCATTCCGATAGTTGCAACTGATAAAAAGATAATTGTTTTCATTTGATTAATTTATTTTCTTTTAATATTTTATGAAGCATTGAAATATGTTCTTTTTGTTGTTGTATTATTTTATACAATTCTATGATTTTTTTTTCTTGCTCTTTCATTTTATTTATTATTAAATTACAATCCCTAAATTTCTTTTTTGTAAATTTTCTATTTTATTATTGGTATTTAAAATTCTTACTGATGTTTTTAAATTTTTAATAATTGTACCTCTAAAATATTTTTCTTCAATACCTTCTGAAAAATAAACTTTGCTACCTATTTTATATTCTAAATTTTTAACTGATGTTTTCATATTGTTTGATTTTGATATTGCAAATGTATTACGAAAAAACTTTATAAAAAATTTTTTTATTAAAAAAGTTATTTATATATTTGCAGAAATCAAAACTTAATTATGAAAATCACAACAGAAACAAAAGAGCAAATGTACATCACCGAGTTTAAAAATTCAGATGTATCTTTAGAACAATTATTTAATGCGTTTAAATCACACCTTGTGGCATTAACTTGGCATAATAATACAATAGAACAATATATAATAGAATGGTCAGATGAATTAAAAGAAAATAACAATGAAGATAATTGAATTTTTTAAACAACTATTTTGTAAGCACCGATGGACTTACAACTACAAAAAGAAGTATTACCGATGCAAAGATTGTCACACTAAATTAAAGAAGATATGAACATATTAGAAAAACTAATTTCAGAAAATGCAAAAAATAAAAATCAATTCGCTAAACTTGTAGGTGAAACACCGCAAACAATTAACGCACAGGTAAAGTCAAAAAATCCATTATTACCAGCGTATAATTACGCAAAGATTTTAGGTAAAAAAGAATTGAAAGGAAATGCTAACGGAATAGAAATACATTTGATATTTGGTTAACTTAATTAAAAAACCACCTATAACAAGGTGGTTTTATTTTTTATCCAATTAATTACAATAAACAAAACAAATAGTATCCCCACAAGCCACATAAAACGATTTGCGACGATTTTAATAGTTTCTGAATAGTCAACTTGCTTTTCTTTTTTTTCTTCTTTAAAATCAATGTTTTGCTTTTCCTTAATAGTTTCTTTTGAGTTATTATAAATTACCCTTGTGTTATAAATCGTGTCCTTTCCTAAAAGAATAGGTTTATCCAGGTCAACAGGTTCTAATGTAAACGAGTTACTAAACTTTGTTATATCGGTTTCTGTTTCTGTTTTTACTTGCGTTTCTTCACTCGACTTTTTAATGCTTCCGCAAGAAAATAAAGTTAAAACCAAGCAACCTAAAATTAATTTTGCTAATGTACTTTTAGATTCATCACCTAAAAAATGCTCACATTTACCATCTTTGTATGGTACTTCTGTAAAGTAACTTTGCCACATTCCATCTATTGCTTTGTACCTTTTGCAATTGTCTTTTAATGGGCAATTAAAACCTGAACATTTTGTTATATCACTCATAATTTATCTTTTATATTTTCATAATCATAACCCGCACTAATTAATAAGTTTGTGATTATTTTAATTAATTCACTTGTTGTTAAGTCATCATTTTGACTTTCAAAACTATACTTTTTTCCGTATGCTTCGATTTCTATTTTCATATAAAGTTATTTGTTTTAAATTTTAAATAATTCATATAAGCAGAATTGCTTATCTCGTTTGTGCTTTCGCAGTCATTACATTGCATAACTCGTTTAATAGTTCCTAAAGCTGTTACATTATTTTTAAGCAAAGTTACATTTTCAGAACCGCAACAACTACAACTGTATTTTAAATTTCCACCTAATACTCCAGCGTGAGTATTTGGTTTTATATAATTTTGCATTGTTAAAAACACATCTTCTAAAACTATAATATCGCCTTCGCAATAAACTACCATTTCTTGCATTGCCTCTTTAGAGCCTTTTAAAACATCTTTCCACATATCGAAACCTCTATGTTGAACCTTTGCCCCTACTCCTAAAAATTGAGCGATATAATCTAATTTATTTGAATTAAAATTAAAACCGCTTTTTGCTTTTTTTAGTGTGTCTAAAGTTTTGTATTGTGGAAACATTGGCACTCGGTGGAAAATACAACGTGTACGAATCCATTTAATATCAAATCTATCACCATTGTGAGCAATCAGTTCATCAGCAGTATTAGCAACATTAACAAAATCGATTAACATTTGTTTGTCGCATTGGTTTGAATCCCACGTTAACGAATGTATTTTATCTTCGCTTTCCCACTTGTAAGATATACAAATAATTTTCCTTTCTTCTATTATATCGTGAGGTTGTAGACTTAAATTATAACCGATACGCCACGCAAAAACAATATTCGGACTTGTTTCAATATCAAAAAATAATCTTCTAATTTGGTGTTGTGGTTCTCTTAATTTTAGTAGTTGTACTTCTTGCTCTTTTGAAAGTCTATAACGATTCCAAAGATTGAATTCAAGACCTAATCTTTTGACCTCAACATTGTTTAGTCGATAGCGTCTGTTTTTGTTTGGTTTCATAGTTTTATATTAATAGGTTTTACCAAAAGTAATAAAAAAAACCAACTAAATTAATAATTGGCATATTCTTTTTTCGCATCAAAACTTGGACAAGCCTTTGCAACGCCTTTAAAATCTTTGTGACCTTGTATAATTGCGTTAGGAAATTGTTTTTTAGCTTGTTTAATTAAGTATAAAAGACTTTCTTTTTGTTTTGGTGTTCTAGTGTCTTTTGGTTTTCCTTTTTCATCTATGCCACCAATATAACTAAAATGGATTGATTCAGAATTATAACCTTTTACACCGTTAGTTATTTGTTCGTATTTTGCCAATTCGTGAATGATTCCATTAGCGTCAATAAGTCTATGATAACCTACAGACTTCCATTTTAAAACATTTTTCCAATAGTCTAAAATACTTTGCTTTGTGGCAGTTGGTTGAGAAGCAGTACAATGAATTACTATGTAATCAATCTTTCTCATTATTCCTTTTATTTTTAATTATTTCAATTGTTTTCAAAATAGTATAGAAAATAGAAACACAAAGTAAAACTATTTTTAAAATTGACTCTAAATTTGAAAAACTTACAGCCATTGCGATTGAGTTTAATGCGTATATTTTTAAATCGTTATTAGTCATTTTTCTTTACCTTCATTAAACGTTCAACAATGTTAGTTGCTCCCTCAATAGCTATATATGATGTTGCAATAATTACCCAATCAGTTGAAGTAATAACGCCACTGAACAACCCAGCAGACGCTACTACAAAAACTAATAATTTTCTACTCACCCATTTTGATAGGAACAAGTCTATTTTTTCTTTTCTACTCATTAGCTAAAAATTCAATAGTTTCTAATTGTGATAAATCGTGCCATATTTCATAAAAACATTCCGCAGTAAGTACATTCATTCCTACTATCCAATTATCGTTTCCATCTTTTACAAACTCTAAAATATTTCCGTTATTTTCGTAATAATTTAAAGCGTTGTATTGCTCTGTATTTGCTTTTAATACTAACATATTATAAAGAGTTTAAATAAGTGTTTACAGCGTTAACTATTGCGGTATTTTCAGCTACCATACTTGCACCATTCATATAAAATGAAATTGTGTGTGCTCCATATCCTGAACCACTTCGTAATATTAACTGATTTGATGAAGTCATTGATGCAGATAAAGCTGTTCTACTTGCTTGCGTTGTGCCATTAAATAATTCAACATTCAAAGAACTTGTACGATGTATAGACTTCATTCCACGAGTTGAATTAAAATCAAATGCTCCACCAATTAAAGCTGTTGTTCCTTGATTGATTCTTTGGTTTGAAGAACTTGCTCTTAAAGAGTTGTTTATGTTAACAGCACTACGACCATCTAAAGCACCTGTTCCGCTTGCTGTGTCCATAAAAATATAACGACTTGCATTGTTTTGAGTATAATTAACTCCATCAGTAACAGGGTTAAAGTTAGTGTCTATATAAGCGCTACTTCCATTGCCTTGAAAACCTTTCCCACTTACAAAATTTGGAGCATTAAATAAAGTTGCAGTATGTGTAAAGTTTTTCCAATCTACACGAGCAAAATTTGAATTTGAATTTGTTGCAAAAAGATAAAAACAATCTATTTTAGTCCACGCTCCTGCATTTTTCAAATCAATAACTAACTGATTTTGTATTAATTTTTCTTCATCACTTGGTAAAGTAAAACCTAAATCAGTACCTCTGTCTAAAATGGCTTGATAATCGGTATCGTAAGCAAAACCAACAATATTAGTATCACCTGCCCAACTATCCTCGTGAATAGCACCCCAACTGATATTATTATTGACTGCACCTTGCCCCCAACCTATATTATTATTTTTCGCTCCTTGTCCCCAATCGCTCATTTTGTACTTTTTTTAATTGTTCAACTTTTGCTAAATATAAATTCAGCTTCTTAAAATTCTCTATTTTAGGTTTATTATATTTGCCAGCCACCATAAAAATTATTAGTATCAGGATTTACGTCTTCATTTGAATTACTATTGTATTCAGGATAAGTAGATTGATTAAAACACATAAAATCAATAAACCTTTGAGTATAACTTTCTGCAATATCCCTTTCCTTTTCAACTAAGTAATCAACTTCTGCTTTATCTACGTTTGTAGCACTTTCAGAACTATGTTTAAACAATCCTTTATTACTTAAAGTATATGCTGCAAAAGGTAAATAGTAAACCATTGCCCAATGCACGAGCATAGGTTTAATGTAAGTAACTAAAAGACTTCTATAGTCTGCAAATTCCTCATTATTTATTTCATCGCTTAAAATCAAATCTTGTAACTTTTTATATAATTGACTTCCTAAATAATTTTGAATTGTAATATCTTGACTAATTTTGATGTACTCGATAAAATCGTCAGGATCTAAATTTCCATTTGCTATTGTAAATTTCTTTACGTCTTCTGTTGATATAAGTAATGCGTACATAATTTAATTATTTAGGTAAAAAGCCTTTATTCGGCATATCAATAGGTCTTTGAGAAACTAATTCAGGATTTTTTATAACGTATCCGTATTGTTCAGCTTTACGCCCTGCTATTTGTTTTGCTTTTGGTGAATTAACATCTATGTTTACATTTTCAAAACTTGCATAAACTTGCTTATTCCATCTATGGTGGCACGCTCCACCGCCTTTGTAAAACCATACGTTTACTAAAGGACTTCCGTTAGGCCCAAAACCTTTTTTTTCTCCATTTGCATTAACTCTAACCTCGTTTACTTCTTTGTTTGACATTGCTATAATATCTTCTTTTCTGTAAATCTTTTTAGCGTCAATCATTTTTTGGCAAAACTTTCTACTTTTTGAAGTTGTTTCACCTGCATAAACATATCGAGTTATAAAACGAACTCCGTCAATAGTTTCATCTTGTTGGCTTTTTGCGTTTCCTCTTGCAGTACCGGTACTAACTAAATTAATTATTTTAGATAATAAACTTTGATTTGATTCTTTAGATAACAATTCATTTTCTGCATCGTCATTATCGTAATCAACTTCGCTTTCATCAATTAAAAGCCATTTATCATTCGGTGTTTCACCTAAAGAAATTAAAGCATCCGCAACTGAATCATCTGAATTATCTTCACTTAAACAACAAGTATGAGCCGATAATTGCATTCCTGTTTCTTCTGCTACTTGTTCAGAAGTTTGTGCATTCTCTAAATCGGTAAACTCTAAAGGCTGTATCGTTTTAAAGTATAATTTCAATTTGATATTATTAACCGCTAAAATAGCATCTAACGCTTCAATTATTTCAATCTGATAAGGTTTGATTACTAAATTATCGTAAAGTAAAGTAGCGGTTTTTATTTCATCTGCATTGTTTGAAAATCCACCACCTGAATCACGAACTCCTAAAAGCATAGGACTTGTTACTCTATGCCCTACAACTAATTTTTCAAAACATTCTTTTGCTAAATACTCGTAATGTTGTGGTGCATCGTTTAATGGTATATCAGTTACTTCAGTTGCGTTTTCTTTACTACTATTAAAAGATACAATTACCTTTTGACCTTTTGCACCTGTTAATTTTCTTTTTACATCTGCAGAAATTTCTTCTCTTTTTTCTTCAGGCGGTATATTGTTATTAAAATTTACAACTTTAGTACCTGAAAACCCATTCATTACATCGTTAATCAAATAGTCTGAAATTTCTTCTTCTAACTTTGCATAAGGTAACGCACCCGAATAATCAATCGGAGTGTAATAATGGTAACCACTTACATATGGTCTTATAATATAAAGTTCAACTTCTTTTTTATCACCAAAACCAAAAGCAGGTATTCTTTTTAATTCATCACTTGGTTTTTTATTCGCCCAATCAGGGTGATAATACCACGCTTCTATTTCGCCTTTATCGTTGCATTTTTCAGCACGTAAAGTATGCATTGGAAAATGCTCTATAAATTTTACTTCGCCCTTTTCGTAAACAACTTGCATAGCAGCCATTCCTAAAAGTTTTCGCTCTAAAGCAACTTTCTTTAATGCGTTTGGCTTAATTATAGAAATCATTTTAGCGTACTCGTCAGGTTTTTTATTAGCGTCTAACGCTGATATACCTTTTCCGTAAATCATATTACTACAGCCTGTAATAATAGCGTTATTTGTGGTGCTATATAGATACCTGTCAATTAAAAACTGAAAGTAGTTATTATCTGCTCCATATTCCACAAAATCACCTTTTTTACTTTCGTTAATTTGTGGACTTGTATAAGCACTTAAATTTAATACATACATAATTATTCAAATATTTTATATTCGTTTGTTGTCACGTGTTGGATATATTGTTCGTGATTTATTGTATAATCTTCTATTTTTTGATTAGTACAAAATATCTTATCTCTATAAACGACATTATCAGCATCTTTAATTGTTAGAGTATAATATTTACTTTCTTTAATTGGAAAAATAACAGAAGTAGTAACAAAATATTTATCAATTGAAAAAACTGCATCAATTTCAGTCTCAATATTTGTTTCTTCATCACGCAAAACAATAGTATCCGCATCGCTACCATAGATAATAGCGTTTAATGTTTGTGCGGTTTCTTGCTCTTTTAAAATAATCATATTACTTCTTTTGGTAAAAACAAGAATTTAACATTTCTGTTAAAATAAAAAAAAGCGTACCAATTAAGATACGCTTTTTAAATTCAAAACTATGAAAAATTAAGAACCTAAAACCACTGTAAATCCTGCAGCCGTTAAAGTGTCACCGATAAAGTTAGCAGGTGCTTGTTCTTGTCCTGTAAGCGTTAATGTATAACCGCTTAAGTCACCCATTGCGCCACCTGTAACGATTGTACCACCTGTTACTTCGCATCCGTGTTTTAAACCTGCATAAAAGAAATTTCCGTTGTTATCTTCTACAATAACCTGTGGACGACCATAAGCCATCAACTTCAATTCTTTATGGTCTTTAACTGTTAACTTTTTAAAAGTTAATTCTAAAACTTGTTCGTAAAATGTAGTTCCGTTTTCACGTGAACTATTAATATTTTGAGTAAAGGTACTTGCACCTTTTAACTCATATTTGTAAGCAGTTGGAGTACCTGCTACCGCATCGATAACATCCGTATTTGTAGCGTCGTAAGTGTATCCTGTTGCATCGCCATAATTAACGAAGTAAACGTTTTTTAAACCACCTACTGAATCCTTACAAACTTCTAATCTTCCTAATGATAAATCACAAGCCATATTATTTATGTTTTATAAAAAAAGGGAAGGCATTTTACCTCCCCTTCTTAAAGTTAATATTTAATTAATTACGCTGGAGTATATAATACGATTTCTGAACCGATACCATATTGAACCGCTGCAGTAAATCTCATTACAATTCTAACGTTTTGACTTCCGTCAATTTCTGACATATCAATTACTTTAACTTCATTTTGGTCTGATAATAAACCTGTACCAAAGTATAAGTTTGATTTTTGAGCAGCCATCATATAGTTAGAAGCCAATCCGTTTGCAACAAAGATTTTAACACCATCAAAAGATAATGAACCATTGTTAAACCATTGTGTACCCATTGCGTTAGTTCCGTTTGCTCCTAAACCTGAAGCTCCAAAACCGCCCAAAGCCCTTACGTATGCACGTGCCACCGAGTTAGAGACATATATATACAGGTCTTCTTTTCCGTAAAGTGCAGCAGGAATAGCGTCAACTACTTTTCCTAATTCTGTGATAACATTTGCAGCAGTAATTGTAGTACCTACTACATCGATTACAGTTGAATCAGCAGTAGCTAAAGGAACAAATCCGTTAAATTCACCTGCATTTGCAGTTGCACCTCTCCAAATGTTAGTCTCGTTTTTCTCTGCAACTTTAGCTGCAACGTGTCCGATTAAGAAATCAGCAAATGATTTTGGTAAAGTGTCAAAAGCAGACATTCCCATTTCAATTGATTGCCAAGTTGAACGGAAATCTTTTTTACATAATTCAAGGTTAACTTGAAACTCCTCGGGAGTAATTACTCTTTCTGTAATTGTTACAGTAGATGTAGCGTCAAAAGCACAAGTAGCATCTTTTACAATTGCATCTGTAGCAATTCTATTGATAACTGATTTGAACTTTACGTTTGGCATTACTTCGATTCCACCATTCTCAATAGTAGAAGCCGATAATAATGCTGCAGATATGTATTTCTTTGAAAACTCACCTGCATAGGTTGTTGTAATACTTGTAGTAGTAGCCATTTTTTTTATTTAATTAATTTGCGATTTTACTCATTACTCTGTCGAAAGTTGTCATTTCTCTACCTTGTGAGAAAAGTATTTTTTCAACGTTTTGTTTAGCATCAGGATTGTGTGTTAAAGGTTCAGCTGATAATTCAACTACTTCTTTAACTTCCGTTTGTTTTGCTAATTCTGTTTTTAAAGATTCGATTTCAGCTTTTAAATCTTCAATTTCTTTTGAAAAATGTGATTCTCTTACTGTCGATTCAATTACCTTTTTAGCTGTTGCTGTTGGTTCAGCTGCTTGTTCAACTTCTACTTCAACTTCAGGAGTTTCCTCCTCTGTTGGCATAGCTTCTTTGATTTCAGCAATTTCGCCATCAATTGCAACAACTAAAATCATTCCGTTATCAAGAATATAATCACCTTTTGGCAATGCAACTCTATCTTCACCATTAACAATAAACACTGGTTGCTTTGCTTCGAATACTTCTGCTTCGATAACAGTACCATTGTCTAATGTCATTTGCTCTAATTGGATTTGCATCCCTAAAAGCTTTTTGATTTCTGTTAGTACGTTTGACATATTAATAATATTTATTTAAAAACAAGGTTTGTTTAATGTTGTTGTATTTTATAATTTATTTGCTGAATAAAAAGCATCATCTAAATTTCTTTGTCTGTCTGTAAAACTTTTAACTAATGGGAAGTCATCAGGATTTAAACCTAACTCTTTTGCTTTTTGTTTAAAATTTCCATAATTAGTATTAGCACCATCAATAGCATCTAAATAAGTTTTTTTCATTTCTGCTCTTAATGATTTTAATTTATCTAATCCTTTTTTCATTCTTACATCATCATCTTCTAAAATTTTAATTGATGATAAATCAATTTTATGCGTACCTAATTCAGTTTTAGGAAATAATTTACTGAATACTTGTTTTTCTTGTGGTGTCATTTTTATCCGTTTATTCTTGTTATTGTTCTTACTCCGTTGTTTTCTGTAATGGTTACGTTATCAACTCCGCTTGTTTTACCAATGCCTTGATTTTGTAAATCACCATTGCAACATTCTTTACTATAAGTGTTGTCATCACATAGACAACCACGCTTGCCACCTTTAGGACTTGTTTTACTTTTTGTTTTCGTGCTCATTTATTAATTGTTTTAATTGTTCTATAATTGTTTCTTGTTTACTTAACTGCTTTTTTTCTTCTAACTTATCAGCAAAGTACCCCTCTAATGAAAAACCTTTTACTTTACCCGTTTTAACATAGTCATTCCATATTGTTTCATCTTCAACTTTTACCGAAGCCATCCACGTACCAACAGGAACACTTAAATTATAAATAGCACTTTTGTCTTTTGCGTTATCTTCAACAATCCAACTTTCAACAACAGTTAGACCTTTGATTTCTTTTCCGTGTTCTAAAGTCCAATTATTTTGGTTACCATTTTTAAAGAATAATTGACTCGCTTTGTTAACGGTATCTTTTGAAAAGTATATGTAGTACTCATCTTCACCATTGCGTCTGTAAATAGGTTTTTCAGGAATTAAAACCGCACCCATTAAGATACGTTTTTCATTACTAACCTCAGCAAGTTTTATTTCTTCTGACTTTAACGCTACGAAATTAGACTCGATTGCAGGAGTTTCTACTACTGAAATAGCATCAACACCACTTAACTCATCTTTATCGTCGATAATTAATTCGATTAAGTTCATTTTTTTTCTTTATTTAAAAACAACAATTAATATTTTTTGTTATATTTGTGCTTTGAGTTTTTTCATAGTTTAAGTTTTTTAGTTATTAATCATTAAAGCCACCCTTAACGAGTGGCTTTTTTGTTTTAAGGCTATAACCTTAACCTAAACTTGCGTTTTGAACTATATTCCTGTCTAAACTTTGAGCAGTTGTTACATTGTTTGCAACTACATACGCTTGAACTGGTTGTTGATTTCCTAAAGTTTGTGCAATTTGATTTACTCCGCTATTACCTACAACGTTGAAACTTGGTGCAGGAGCACCACCGCTTGGAGAATTCGCACCACCTGAACCTCCTGCTGAACCGCCACCAACTGCTGATAACGCTTTTGCAGTTGCAGCTAAATTTGCAGCTATTCCAATACCAGTTGATATATTGTTAAAAGCTATTACAGGAGCTGCACTTGCCCCACCTGAAGCAATTGCTTGTGGCGTTGCTAATGCTCCAATATTAGCTTGATTATTTGCTATAATCATTTTACCTATACCGATAGCACTTTCAGCAATAATAGCAGCCTTTTGAACACCCTTACTTTTTTCAAATAAACCTTTAAGAAGTCCTACGCCTTGTAATGCAACATCTAATCCTTGTTGTTGTATAGCGGCTTTTTGTTCCTCTTTTGCTCTTTCAATTTCAACTTCTTTATCTGCTTTTGCTTTTAAATCTTCTTGTCTTGCAATTGCTTTTTCAGCTTCTGCATTCCAATAGGCATCCTCTTTTTCTTTATCTTCTAAATCAAATTTAGCTTGTAACTCTTTTTCTTTTGTGCGTTGTGCTTCTTTTAATGCAGTTGTATCTTTTCCGTATTTTTCCGCTTCTGCAATTAAATCAGTATATTGTTTTTGAACTTGTAATAATTCTTCTGCTCTGCGTTCCGCTTCTGTATCAATTTCGCCTTGTCTAATTCGTTCTAATGCATCCGCTTTTTGTTTTGCTAATTCAATAGCTTTATCGTTAGCTTCTTTTTGTTTGGCTTGTGCGTCTTTATTAGCTTGTGCGTCAATATTATTTAAAGATAATTGCAAACCTGCTTTATCATTCTTTAATTTTTCTAAACTTTTTTTAGCTTCATCTTGTACCTCTTTAGCTTTTTTCTTTTCGTTTTCAGGGTCAAAAATTAAACTTGTACCCTTATCAATTAAATCAGTAAAACCTTGTGCTAAACCAAAATCTTGCCCTAATGCTTTACCTACTGCATCAACTCCCTCTAATAATAATGTTAAAGGCGTTTGAATGAATCTAATAATACCCGTTAAAATATCTTTGTTTCTTTGCGACGCTGCTATTTGTGCTTTTGCGGTTATTTCGTTTTGAACAATTTGATTTTCAGTAGCTTTTATTACTTGGTCTGTTTGAGCAATCTTTAATTTTAAAATATCCTTTTCAGATTTACCTTGTAACTTTAAAATATTTTCTTGCCCACCTATTGCATCAAGTTTGCCTTGTTCAGCTGTTAAATTTGTAGCAGCTAATTCGTTCAGTTTTTCTTGTTCACTACTTACACCACTTACTGCTCCTTTTATATCATCCCAATAAGCTACAACTGCTCCTAAAGCTAAAACTAAAAGACCGATACCCGTAGCAGCAATTCCCGTTCTGATTCCTGCAAGTGCTAATTTAGCAGAAACACCTAATGCTCTAAAAGCTACCATACCCTCACGAACACCACGAACGCCCTCGGCAAGTGCCATAGCTCCCTGAACTTTTAAAATAGCTTTTTCGAGTTCTTCACTTTGCCCACCTGCTAAAGCCATTGCACCTTGAACACCCGCAAAAGCAGAAGTAGCACCTTGTAACGCTCCGCCTAATTTTGTGTCAAATGTCGTAGCTGCTGCATCGACAACCATATCGGTTTGCATTTGCACACGTCTATAATTACCAACCGAAGCAAGCAAATCTTTATATTCCTGACTTGCTGATTGACCTGCTAATGCTAATTCGTAAAGTCTATCTTCTGCCTCACCCATTCGAGCAGTCAAAGGTTTTAAATCCCCGTAAACTTCTTCAAAAGACGCATCAACGCTTTTAACTGAATTATCTACTTTTTTTAGTGCCTTATCTAAATTGTCAAGACCGCCTACTGCTTGGAGCGTGTTAACATCAATTTCTATCGTTTTTGTAATTGCCATTTGACTTGGTTTTTAAATTCTTGTAGGTTACTTGGTATTTTATATTTTCCTTTTGCGATGTCGACCGCTTCACTTGTTCCCAACTTTTGGAACTCAAGCATTTCAATAATTAGTTTAAGCATTTTGTATAATTGGTATTTCTATGTCTATAATTGTTCCTAATTCATCTTCCCATTTTCCTGTAATATACCCTATACGTTGTGAACCCGTTGTGTTTTGTGATATATCTACTCGTATCGTTGTGTCGTTATAATAGTCCGTAGGTATATAATCAATCCACCCATAAAGAGAAGATTGCAACGATATAACGGGACTTACATTTCGCAATAATAATACTTCAATAGTTTGCTCTGTATTATCAACTTCATAAAATGGTTCAAAAGCAAATCTATTTCCAATCGGTACTTCGCCACTACGATAATCAGTTAATAATTCGAGAGTAGTTTCGCCACTTGTTAAATCAGTTGTTAGCTTGTTTATCGTGTACTTCTTATCCCTTATGATAATTCTATCGTTTAGTTTAATATCGATTAATTGTACCGGATTAAAATAGCATTTAACAATAACTAATCTACTTTTAATGTTGAAGATATTACCTAAATAGTTTTCGTAGTGTCTTTTATAAAGTCCGTTTGATACATTCGACAAAAACCAAGTTGATATTTCTTCACCCCAATTTAAAGTTAAAATAGTTCCGTTACTATAATCGTTTGAGAATCTTCTGTATTGGGTTATATGCTGATGTCCGCCCGTTGTTAAATGGATTCTAATATTTGGAGTTACTGTCTGCACTCCATTATCATACATCAATAAAGGTTTTGGCAAGTAATTAGATAAATCAATCTTTTTAAAAGTTAGCGTTTGAAAGTTACTATTTGATTTACGTTCATACATTGCATTTTCAAAAGGTAACTCTACGCTAAAAGTTGAACTTTCTAAACTATCAATTTGCTCGTATGCTAAATCCCCATAAGCAAAGTTTCGAGTTGATAAAAACAAATCATTAAATTTAGTATTTAGTATATTTTCAGAACTTTGATATTTGAAGTTGATGTTTTTATACATCGAAGTCTTTTTTAAATCAATTTCATCAGTTATAACATTTGCTGAAATATCATTGTAACGCCCATCGTTGTAATAAAGTTCTAACGGAATTAACTCGTAGGTTGTTTCATCTTGCGGTATAATAACAAGATTAAACATTTTTATTAGTCCCGTAATTAAATCAATCAATTTTAAGTCAGGAGCATAACTACCGATGTCAATAGTGCTTCCAATAGTTTGACTTGTTCCGCTTGCTGTAAAAACAGTGCCAGTCGTAAATCCTCTATAATAAGTTAACGTACTTGTGAAAGACATACCTGCTTGTCCTTGAATAGCTATTGTATATTTATCGTTTACGTTTTGACTTGTAATAGCGTGACTTATAAAAGTATCATTACTATTACCGATTACACCTGCATACGTTCCGTGTAACGCACCATTTTTATAAATTAATATATCATATGGTTGAGTGCTTGCGGTTGTAATTTGTAAATTTACCCTTCTATTATTATTAAAAAAGCTTGTAAATTGTGTACCTATTTCATTAGTAGTTAAATTAATTTCTGTATCAGTCCCACCTGTCTTACTTGTGAAATTTACTTGTAAAGGTGTTAACTTTTGGCTAAAACTTTCAGCGTTTTTAAACAACATCCATAACTTTGTAAATTGTGGATAATCTAAAAATGCACCCGTAAAATTTAAATCATATTCGGTTGATATTCTCGATAATATTTCAGATAATGGTATTGCTGGAAATAAACTATTCCAATAAATAGAGCCAGTATTAGTTGTAATGTCATTACTTCCACCAGTATTGTAATCGTAAATCCTATCGTGTGCAAATAACGGATAAGCTACTCCTAATGTCGGACTTGTTATTCTGCTAATTACTTCCGCACTTGTATAGGTGTGATTTAAAGCACTAAAATCTAAATTGGCAAGTTTATCCTCTTTTAGAATATCTTTTATATTCTTTGCCTTACCATAAAATACAATACTATAAGCTTCAAGCATTCCATTTTTATACTTGACATCGTTTAACGCAAATGCACCATCTCTAAAAGTACGTGTATCAATTTCTATATATCCGTTGTATTTTACCCTATGGTCAAATCCACCATCAATACTACTTTCATACCAATGTTTAAATATTTCGTTATTAGTCGGACTTGCAGGAATAGTAAAAC